CTTTAGACACCGCAGACCCACAAACAGCCACGCCACCTAAAACTCCAATAGAAGCTAGACGAGCCACATCTAACGGAGATTCTACAACAACCATATCTGGGCCTTGATATCGTTCATACCCAAACAATGTAGAAGACTTAACTACCTTTGGTGGATAGTTGTTAAATCTACGCTCCTTAAACCATTTTTCCTGCCAACCAATAAGCTTATTAGTGTATGGGTCACGCATTGGAAGTATCCAACTTTCATTTGATGCGTTCCATAGTATTCCGTAATAATCAGCGGCTATAGAAGTTATCCCACGAGTTTTAAGCGCGTATTCAGGAGGGGCCACAAAAGCACTAAGCATAGATTCAGTAACGCGAATTGTTTGCTCTTGTATAGGCGCTGGAGAAATTAACTTCTCAAAAGCCCTAGTTAAATTTCGCTCACCACTATTGACCCACTGCTTTGCCATTTCAGAATCAACGCCCTGAACGTACTCAACTAAAGAACCTACACTTCCCTTGAAATGACAAGAAAAACAATTGTGAACTCCCGTATCTGCGTTTATATACCAAGAAGGATTGGTGTCTTCTCTTCCCTTACGTTCTAAATGAGCTGGACAATGAGCCTTTATTTCATCTCCGTGTATAGAAACAACTTCAATGCTTAAACGCTCTAATAAATCTTCCATCTCCTCTACGGTCATAGGTCTTCTGCCGTAATCTCTCTGAAGGTTCCTGTATTCCAATCCCATAACATAGATACTTCTGCTGGACCAGAATTACGCGAAGCAATTACCTTTAACAACCTAGTGTCATCTACGTTGTCATCTTCACGCTGAAGGCCAAAAATTACATCCGCATCTTGGTGGAAAGATGATGAATACCCAATAGCGTCTGTAGTAACTTGACCATTACGCATCTTATTTTCTAAGACTTGAGTGGAGATAACAATAGGTTTATTAACACGTTGAGCCAACCTTTTTAGGGAACGAGTGATGTTGGTAAGTGCTTGTGGGCTACCTGGCTTCTCACCATTTTCATCAACCATTAAATACATGCCGTCAATAAATACAATGTCTGGTTGATGTACTTGAATCTTACTGGCAATAGAAGAAACAGTAGAGCCTTCTACGGCACCTACAAGCCAAAACTTTTCTTTCATAGATGCTACGGCTTTAAGTTTAGATTTAACTCTAGACTCTTCTTCATCTGTAAGGGCGCCAGCTTGATACCGAGTGTGAGAAACACGTGCCCTCATAGCAACATACCTAGAAAGTTGTTCTTGATTAGTCATCTCAAAAGATTGAAACATTGGCGTACTATTTTGTAAATGAACATTTTGAGCAATCTGCAAAGCAAGCGTTGATTTACCTGTTTTAGGTGGAGCAACAATAATAACTAACTGACCATTTTGTAAACCGTTAGTTGCAGCGTCAATGGTGGCAAACCCTGTAGCGACTCCAAGTAATCCTGGATTGCTTTTGCGGTAAAGGTAATCATCCCAAAGTTGCATTGGATTTTCTGTAATATCAACATCAGAAGATTTAGTTAATCCATCTTGTTCAAGTTTTACTACGCCCTTTTGAATTTCTAATAGGGCACCTTCATGGTCTCGTTGTTTCTCAAGTTTTTCAATTGCGTCACCTATCATGGTGATTGTCGCGGCCTTACGACGGTTTGCTATTAATTCATCTAAAAAGTATTCAATGCTGTCGTTTATTACTACATCATCGCGGTAAGAAGGAAAATTAGCCTTAATAACATCAACACTTGGGCACTCACCATACTTTGTAAAATGGGACTTTAAGAACGACCAAATTTTTCTATCTTCATTATCTAAAAACCAAGAATCATTTACGTTGCGTTGAAACAGCTGAGTGAGGTCGCGCTCCTGTATCGCCTTGCTAAGAAGTAGCGTCTCTTTGTTCATAGCTGTGTAAAGTCCAATCCCCAGTGTCCGTAACGTAGCATCCTAGAAGGTAAATCTAAAACTCCAACGACTTCTGGCCTGTAGGGAAGTTCAGAGACCAAATGTTCTATAGATTCGTAGGAAGTGAAGTATCTAAACGGATTAGTACCCATCCTGTCAAGCTTGTCAACCATTGTCTGTAATTCGGCATCATTCAAGGTAAATGAAGCTAACTCCATTGTGTACCCCACATTTTGAGCAAAAACGTATAGTCGGCTAAGTAATGACCTGTTGTATTTAATATCTTTTGTGGTAACTGGAAAAACTTTTAACTTTTTAACAACTTTAATGTCGTAGTCTAAAAAAGTATCAGCAGTAACAATTATGCGCTTGGGCAAGTCGTTGCTTATATCCCCTTTGCGCATTTCTAGATTACCTCTGGAATTCCAAATTTAATAATAAACTCTCTACTGTTTTTATTAGAGAGATGAGCTTTAATAATATCTTCATCTTTTACATCTACAGATAACTCAGGAACATAAACTCCATTATTGTTAGTCATACGTGCTTGAACAAGTTTTGAATGTTTGCAAGAATTTCGACCTTTAAATCCTGGGCAAGTACAAACAACCTTACCTTCATCAGTAACACCGACTTCGTAGATGCTAGGTCCTGGGACTTGTGTGTCATTAAGAAACACTTGAAGCAATTTTACTTCGGTGCTCAATGTTTCCTCCATTATCTTAAGTCCTGAGGTCCAGCAACAGTAACGTATAAAAAAGCTTCTTTAATAAAGCTTCCTGTAGCGTCCCCGTAAGAAGCGCTCCAATCATTACGAGATATATTACTCGTAACTATAGTAGGTAGTCCGTTGTTAAACCGAGTTCTTAATACGTGGTGAAGCATATTTTTTTGCCACCCTGAAAGGCTGGTGTGTTCTTTGCCTACATCGTCAATTATTAAAACCCTAATGTTATACGCGTCATCTCTACACTCCCCTAACATCCCAGCATATAAAGCCTCTTCAGAATCTGTGGGTTCATCCATAAGTTTTCCCTTTAAATCCAATACCCCATTGAAAGTAGTAAAATAACAAGGGCGAATTAAAACTTTGTTTTCAGAAGGGGCAAAAGCCTCAAGAGGAAACTCGACCATCATCTGTTGAATTACCGCCAAAGCAAGGGTGGTTTTTCCCCTTCCTGGTGCTCCGTAAAAAAGCATTCCACGCCCACAATCAGGGTCTCCAATTTTTTGGATTATGTGACCTTCACGTACCGCCTCAAACCAGTCTCTAATCGGCTCTAAAGCCGTTTTTGGGGCATCTGTACAGTCGTCTAAAGTCCACCCAAAACGGTTCTTTGGAATATTTGCGGTTTGAAGCCACGCACGGCGGCGAACCTTCTTATCAAAATCTTCTAACTTAAACATTTTTCTTACCCCTTCTAGCGCGGAATTTAGCCAAAGATTCATCAGCCTCAACTTGTGCGGTTTCTATGTTCTCTGGTGAATTGACCCGAAGCCTAGCCTGAGTAGCCAACTCTGAAAACCGCTGAATAAACAGACGCCACAACTTTTCGCCATCGCTCTCTTTGTTAAGTTTTAACTGGGTAAAGAACAAGTTCATCATTTCTAGTTCTATATCCCCGTTAGTATCAAACTTTCTACGCGCTGAAGCAAAAGCAATATAAAAACTACTACCCGATATTTTCCAAGGAGGAATATCCCAAAGCTCGTTTATGCGCTCTTCAAACTCTAAAGCGGATTGGTTAGCCGTCCAGTCTTTAGTAAGCCTGGTGGAGCGGGACGTTACTTTTTTAGCATGTTCTTTTAGTTTTTGCTCTTGGTAATCTTTACGCTGTTCGGCACGAGCCTTTATGCGCTCGGCCTCTCGCTCATCGGCATCACTGCTTGAGGTCTCTTCAAAAAATTCATATCCCATTTTTTCCTCCAATCGCTTGTCGATTGTTGTTTTATTTATATTATTAGCAGAATAAGCTAATACTTGTATTATGCTATTCTGCACATTGTGCTGTATCTGAAGGTCGGTTTGTGACCTCCACGAATGGGCCTTCACACCCCAAGTACTGGCCTCTAAAAACCCGCTTTCTGTCACATAGCTTACAGTTACAACCTTGCTATTTACCCGCTCTTTCCGAGTTGTTATGTACCCAGCATCCCTTAACTCTTTAAGTGCTGTTTGAATAGCTTTTCGCCCTTCCCCCACCTCTTCAGCCAAACGGTCAGCGCTTATCGACATATCGCTATTGGCAAAATAATGAAGGGTTGCTCTAGCCCTTAAGGACAACTTCTTCATTTAAGGCTTTGAACGTTCTTTAGAATAACCTCGGCTAGCTTTTGTATTTCCGCAACAGACTTCAGTAAATCAAACTCTAACTGTTCTACTGGAGCAGTTACTACCTTAGGTTTAACAGGCTCAAGAATTGTAGGGGCGGGAATTTCGTTAAGGGGCACTAATCCATCACATAGGTTAGATGCTGGAATTCCGTTCTTTTGACATTCCACCAAAAGTGCTACGTCGTCCTCAGACCAAAGCAAAAACGCTACCGCGTCCTGACCATTGAGAAACTTAGTTGCGTCCTCTACAGGGGTGCTGGTGGGCGATTGTGAGGCTCCAGGAAGTCCTGTTGTCTGAGCATCTTCATTACAAAAGACCATAATGTCTTTTTTATTTTCTTTGGCGTACTGGGCGGCAAAAATTTGGCTCTTAGTAGGTTGCTTATCATAAGCAAGAACTAACGTGCCTTCCGCACCTTTAGCGTAATAATGGTCTTCCATAAGGGCTTCTGTATTCGCCCTACTGCTTTCACCGTTACCCGCAACTAATACAAAGTACATGGGTCCTCCTTTTCAGTGGAGGCTCATACTACACACACCTATCGGTCTTGCCCAACCGCCCTTACAATCGCGGCTTGATAGGTAGTAACGCGTTCCGTTACTATTACTAGGAAAGAACCTAGAAACGCTCCAGCAGCAACTTTTACAATTAGCTTAGTATTGAAATTGGGCTCTAAAATGAGAGTTCCTAAAAAGGAAAACAAAAGAAAAAAGAAACCATTTATGGCGCGTCTTGTAATAACGATAGTTAAGAGGTCTTTAATAGGTTCTATAAGAACGCTAAAAAATGCGGTAAACATTCCTACGAGTAATAAATTCAGCATAGGGATATAGTACTAC